TCACGATATGTAAAGGTGGAAGATCAGTTTGCCGTTTTTCTTGTCATAAACGATATCCTCCACCAAACTCCTCATAAAAATCCCTTTCGTATCATAGTCTATCGCATCATTTTTAATCACATCGTATACGGTTTGTACGTTCTTGAGTACGTCAGATTTTGTTTTCGTGTCTTCATTATTTTTGTCGAGATTTTTCAGCTGTTCCAAAATGTCTTCCCTATCTTTTTGCAGACGCTCTTTGTTCCGTTTATATTCTTCCAACGTATCTACTTCATTTTCATAGGCAAGACGGATCCGTTTCTCCCTGTTGGAAATTTTATCAAGTTCAGACAAGAGTGATTCACGTTCTGATATCTTCTCGCCGGTCTCAGCAGAGTGGTAGGAGTATTCAAAATCCATACCGGAAAGAAGTTTTTCAAAATACTCTTCCAGTGCAGCGATCACTTTTTTCTCTGATATCGAACAGGATTCGGTATGTATTCCTTTACTGTACTTATAACACTGGAAACCAGGTGAGTGCCTGTTTGCACCATTGTAGGCGAGAGAGGCCCCGCAGTATCCGCATTTTAAAATCCCTGATAACCAATGTTTACATGAGGATACATCACGGCGTTTCAGTGGCCTATATGTAGTTTGTATCTTTTTCATGCGGGCTTCGAAGCGTTCTTTTGAGTAATGGACTTCATGTGTTCCCATGAATGTTATTCCATTCCACGCGACAAGACCATAATAGAATGGATTTTTCAAGATTCTTTCTACGCTACGGGATTCGAAAGGGTTCCCTCGTCTTGTGCGGACTCCCATATCGTTTAGCTTTCTTGTTATCTTTGTGGTATCTGAGTTGCGGTAATCAAATTCATCGCAGATAAAATCCACGACCTTCATTTCATCCGGATCAATTTTATAAGGATCTCCGTTTCCAACAGCACGATACCCAAAAGGTGGGGACATCTGGTATCCTTTTTTTGTAGCCTTTTCTTTCATCCCTCTTAGGACTTCGCCAGAAAGCCGGATAGAGTAGTATTCATCCATCCATTCAATGATTCTCTCGATTAAAGAGCCGAATGGACCATCTATCAAAGGTTCTGACACACTCACAACATCAACGTTGCTTTGCTTCCGCAGCAGGGATTTGTATACGATAGATTCTTCTTGATTTCTTGCGAATCTGCTGAATTTCCAAACCAGAATCACATCAACCGGATGATCGGATGATTTTGCAAGCCCGATCATTTTCTGGAATTCTGGACGCTTGTCAGCTTTTCTACCGGATATTCCGATCTCAAAGAAAACCTTCAAAATGATAATATTGTTTTTGGCAGCGTATTCCCGTAGTAGTTTCTCTTGCGAATCCGGAGAAAGTTCTTCCTGCTTATCAGTGGATACACGGACGTAACCATAGGCATATCTTGCGCTCATTTTAGATCATCTCCTCATTTAATTTATGTAAAAATAGGTACAAAAATAACAGCCAGCACATGAACAAATGTTCTGGATTGTGTAGCTGTCCCGAAGATGATACAATATTCTTGGCTTCAGATTGCATATCTTCGGATATGTAGACCGTCTCAGTGTTGGTAGCACTGGGGCGGTATTTTATTGCAGTTTTTGTAATAAATAAAAATTTCTAATAACGTAAAAGACCCCGTATTTCTACGAGGCCTTTTAATAATGAATGCTGCTCGCCAGTTGACTGGGAGCGTTGTCTTCTATACTGCCGGTTAACGGCGTTGTTTTACTCATTCATTATATACCTCAGTATATGGAAAAGTCAACAAAAATATTCTCAAATGCTATTAGTAAAATTTCGCATAATCTCTTTATCTAATAAATCCAGTTTTTCGCTAGAAAGCTTTACCTTGCTTAAAGTATCTAGATTTGTTTTTGGATTATAAATTCTGATTTTACTGATAGTTCGAATTTGTCCAACTAATGCGATACTACCCCGCTTCATGTTTGAAATCTCTGCTTTAAGCCGCTTCCATAGATCTATATCCGATTCCAACTTAGACAACTCTTTGTTCAAAAGATCGAACTCTTCGGCTGACATAGAACCGGGAAACTTTTTGATTTGATCCTTTACGTATTTCAAGCGCATATGAGCAGCGGCATCGACGGAATCGATTTTGGAACTCAAACTCCTAAATAATTCGTTTCCCAAATAGACGCTACCGGGATGTAATTTATTTAGATCGGTTGTTTTCTTAACGGAAGTAAGCGGAACGATGGTTATAATTGGAGAGTTTTTCGAATTATTTTTGTCCATGACAACACAATAATGAAGCCCTCCTTCTTCGCTACCAACGTTAAAACCTAAGTGAGCCTTGATAATCTCACCGCGCTTATATCTTCTTAAACTGCTCGGAGAAAATGTACTTTCGAAATCTAAAAAAGAAGCCCAGTCTTTTAGCCAGAAGCTTAATTTGTCTGACTTACTTAAAAGCTTAGGATCTCCACTTTCGATTAAAGAATCAATGTATGCGGAAAGTTTCGATATAGCTTTTTCCTTATGGATTATTAATTCTTCTTTAGAAATATCACGCCCCATGCATATCACCTCTTTTCTTTTGTGATTATATAAACGCCGAAGCGGTTATATCTTAAAGAACATATTCTCCTAAGATTCTTCCGATTTCAACAATATCACTGGATCCAGTAAATTCAAATTTTACAATTCCGATACCGCTAAAGCATAATTGAAGTTCGCTGTCTAGGTCGAATGTTCCAGATGTTTCAATTGAAAATAACTGTACTTTGGAATAAGGTAAAGAAGTAAAATCTTTCTTCCTTCCAGTAACACCCTGTACGTTAACAGCAATAACTCTTTTGTTTGTAAAAATAACAAAATCTCTCATAGCTTGATATTGACCAATAAATTCTTCTCCTGGAATCATGAGAGGGCCAATTAAATCAGCGCTTGGAAAACCGTGTACTTTCTTCATTTTTACATAACTTCCGTTTTTAAAATCAATCATTTTTTCTCCTTTCTTGTCTCAAGATCCGATTCCCACTTTCCAAATGTATCATGAATTACTGCCCTCAGTGGGGCAGGAGAGTTTAATGACATCTTTTACAAGGTTCGTATCCCATACTTTGTGCTTCACTCAAAGAGACTTGGCGAGCGTTATTAGGATTCATATTGCCACAATCAGGAACACTATGGTATTTACTTCCAGTAGCAGATAACCATACAGAAGCTTCTTGAGGCTGTTGGGTCTGTTGAGCAGCCGCTTGCTGTTCTGCAGCTATTCTGGCAGCTTCAGCTTCTTGTTGTGCTTGAAGTTCAGCTTGTCTTTGAGCTTCTTGCTGTGCCTGAATCTCAGCCTGTTTTCGTGCTTCTTCTTGCGCTTGTTGTGCGGCCAATGCTGCGGCTTCTTCATCCATTTTTGCAAAAGATGCATCGATTTGTTCCAAAGTAGAAACAGTTGTATTACTTTCCGCTGTATCGGTTTGGCAATAAACATTTTTGATGCTTTGATAAAGACTACGTCCGAGATTAGAACGAGTGTCAGCATCATCATATTTGTAATCAAGAAGATACCCGTACCAAAGGTATTTTTGCATACACGACTCGTCCGTATAATATTGATGTGCTGCTGATCTTATATCGTTAATAATTAAAGTCGCTTGCTCATCTGATAAAGCAGAAGCATTTTCTTTCGCAGTGAGAGAAATTTGTTTAATCATTCCAGATGTTCCAATATCAGCAGTAAATACTGGCGTTTGCAACAAATCTCCTGCAAGAGAAACGGCCTTTATAGTCTTCTTATCGGAAGTGGATTTTTTGGGTGTTGCCGACCTTTTGCTTGTATCAGCCTTATTATTGGCAATAGTTTGTTCCTGTTTAGCTTCAGTACTACTGTTTTTATCTGAATTACTTTCCGATGAAGGAGGTATTGACATAAAAAGTAGTAGGGAAGTTATAAATATAATTGAACAGATGGCGACATTTCTCTTCCTAAATTTAGAATATTTTTTACTTTTTAGAAAATAGATTGTAGCAGGAATGGCAAGAATCCAGAAAGCGGGATATAAAGCTATAGCAAACGTCATTGCAATCAATCCTAAAACCAGAATAAGTATCCATCCAAGACATCCTATGTTCTTTATATTAAAACCACGTGTGTTGGAGCGATTCTCGTCTTGCATGGAACCGGATCCTGAATTAGATGTTTCAGTATAGTATAATCCACTTCCAGGGATACCAATACTTTTAGTTGTTTTACCTTTTGAATTAATAGTGTAATGAACTCCTTTCCCTCCAAATGTAATACTTTGACTCTTTTTTCCGAAGTTTAATTTTACTCCTGGAGCAATTTTGAAACTTTTTCTAAATCTAAGCCCCATTTAGTTTTCCTCTCTTCCTCTGTACCTTTACACCACTTTACTCTATATAAACGCCGAAGCGGTTATATCATTTAAAATCTTTCATCCTCAATTCAATCATATTCTTATGATATCCAAACAATCTGGAAAATTGATCCGTAGTAAAATCAAGATGGTCTTCGATATCAGAATCTTGAATAAGTAGATTTAAAGCGAAACGGTCAGCTTCCGTTTCAAATTTGTTTGTCACAAAATTTGTTCTCGTATCCATAAATATAGCGTTGCTATCTTTATGTAAGAACAAATGGCCAAGTTCATGAGCGATTACAAATAATAGTTCATTCTCTGGCAATCGTTCATCCACGTATATGATGTGGTTCCTCTGAAAATAGTGGTAGAACCCACGAACTCCGTCTAATGGATGGAAAACAAGTATTGCATCCATTGCCTTTACAATTTCAAGAGGATTTCTTGTGCCGTATTTTTGAACGATTTCATTCACACGTTCCTTAATATCCATAAGTATCAATCCTTTTTATACTTTTTAGGCGTATATTTCTCTTTGTTCTTTTGTTTTGCCATTTCCATTCCAATTCTCATAGCTGAGAGAATAGAATCTATTGCTTCTGGGGATGCTGGATCGCCATCAAACATCAGGCCGTCTTGTTTAAGCAATGCTTCTGTATCATTCAAAATCGCTTCTATTTGTTTGGAATCTCTTTTTGTAAGAGAAGTATTGCCAGTTGCTTTTTGACTTTCCGGCTCTTTTCCTGTTTGTAAATACTCAACTGATACGCCAAAATAGTCGGCGATTTTTTGCATTTTATCAATTTTAGGAGTACTTAGTCCACGTTTCCAATCGCTTAGAGTTGACTGCGAAACTCCTGTTTCCTTACTCACCTTATAAGGAGTTACTCCGTTTTTCTGTAGTAATTCACTAAAAACCTCATACATAATTTGTTCACCTTTCATAAAAATAAACAATACTAAAGAAAACCGATAAAAAGTAATTGAATAAATCGGATTCACGTAGTAATATATGAGCATACACAAGAAAACCGTTGCAGTTTTCGGCGTATATGCTACGAACTGTTTATATATTTTGCTTGACAACCGAAGTATATCACATTTCCGTAGTAATTGCAACAACTCAAGATGTGAAAGGTGGTGTGAAAATGTACCAAAGATTTTTAGAACTATTGTGCAAAACAAACAAAACTCCGTATCGTGTGTCAAAAGATACAGGGATATCGCAATCTGCATTATCCGACTGGAAAACAGGCAGAAGTAAGCCCAAGGCAGATAAGCTAAAAATCTTAGCAGATTACTTCAACGTATCAGTTGAGTATTTTTTGGAGTAGGAGGTGTGAGTAAGAAATGTGGATTCCAAAATGGTATTGGGAAGCTCAAATAAGACAGAGAGATGAACTTGAAAGAAGAGTGAAGAGGCTGGAACTTATTCTGTTGCAAGATGCGAAAAATAAAATTGCCAGCCTCAAAGATGAAGAAGCTGGCACAAATAAAAAAGTGCTTTCGGATCAAGGAAAGATAGTTACTGATATATTTTATGCAGACGGAGAAGAGTACTGCAGGGAATTAAGAATTTGTTTATTACCACAAGAATGGAAAGACCTTGAGGAACAATTTTTTTATCAGGAACTAAAAAGATATTTTGATAAAAAAATAGGAACTCAAGAAAATATCAAAAACCTTAATGAGGAGAAAAGAAAGTGAGGTAAAGAGCATGCGCATTAAAGTGGAAGGGAAAAATGAAGTATTAAATAATTTAGAAAAAGCAGAAAGGCTTATAGATCAAGCAAGAGATATTCTTTATCGCACTCCTACACAGATAAAAGTAGTTGTGGAAGAGTGCGATGAAGAAGAAAAAATTACTTGTTCTCAAGATACTCGATAATTCCAGACAGAACATAATGATTTTGTTGAGCAATAGAATCAAGAAGGGATTTTGTACCAAAATCAATAGTGGAAGAACTTATGTTTTCCTGAATTTCTCGGCTGGATTCGTTTAATAATTCTCGTAATTGAGAGATGTCAAAAATATGATCCATTTACGTTATCTCCTTTCATAATACTCGGCATTGGCAGATGCCTGTATTAACAGTATAGGAAATAAACAAAAAGAAAGCAATCCCGCCACGGAGGTTACGATGGCGATCAAACATAGAGAGGAGAAAAGATGGAAATTGCAATAGCAAGCGTTATATGCTCAATAATAGCATCAATTGTAACAAGCCTTATTATCACAAGGGAATCTTTGAATATTATGCGAGATGAAGCGGATAGAGTATTTAAAATGAACTTAAATTTTGTCAGAGATGTTGTAAATATGTTGGCTGATAGATTCGGAACAACTCGGAAATAAAGGTTGATGGACAACATACATAGGACAATCAACCTGCATACGGTAAAGAGGGGTGGTGAAATGAAAGGAATCGAAGTAGTAAGCATGATTAAAATCAATGGATCCTGGATAAATCAAGAAGATTTAAACCGAGAGGAACTTTCTCAAATCTTGGAGAAAAAATTAGATGAAACAATGAAAAATATAGGATTCGAAAGAAGAAAAACCGCTTAGGCGGTAGAAGGGAGGACAAGCTATGAAAAGGCTGACAATCAATCAGATTGAGAAATTCATCCAGACGCTGGAATCCACGGAAAGAGTGAATGGTTATTCCGAACAGCAGAAACAGCATGCGATTGCCTGCTTAAACAATTACTGCAGGGAGTTGGAGTATCAAGGAAGAAAATCAGTAAAAATCAAAGGAGCAACCAATGGATCAGAGAATCTTGAACATGACGGCAGGACAAGTCATTGAGTACAGCAGGCTTGTCAGCAGAAGAGAGGAACTGAGGCAGTTTCCGGAAGAGGAAGAAGCTGTTGCAGAGTTGAAGCTAATCGAAGAAAGGATCAAAGAACTTGGATTTGAATGAAGAGAAGGAGAGGAAACAGATATGGATCATTCGCTGGCAATCCGGAAAGATCCGGAGCGAGTATGGGACGTACCAGGAAGCGAAGCAGGTAGCAGAAGAGATCGGGGGAGAGTACATCATCGTATGAGTTTCCGGAAGAGAAGACAGCTTCGGTATGCAGAAGAATTACTGCGGATCCTGGAAGCAGCATTGGGAATCTGTGCGATCATGCTGATGGGAACCGGATCCTTATGGATCGGGATGATCATCATGACAGCAGGATTAGAACTCAGCTGCAGGTACATAGAAAAAAGCGTAAAAAATTAGTGCACCTGCCGCAAACAGATGCACCGGATATTTTGCCAATACAAACAAAATAAAAGTTCATTTATATTGTACACCTGTATTGGCAAAATGTCAAAGAAAATGAGAGCAAAAAGCTCCCGTTTTCAACTTGATAAGAATATTAAACTTAGGAGCAAAACAGGATGTATAAACGAAAGAGTTATGACCTGGGAGACATCAGAGAAGTGATGGAGTATCACAATGGAAGATATGGTGCTCCGGGAATGCCAAGAGAGAAAAAGAAGAAAGCCACACCGGAGCAGATCAGGAAGGTGAATCAGTGGAATAAAGAACGAAAGTGTTGGAGAAAGATGAAGCTGAACTTTCAGGAGAATGACTACTGGGTGACATTGACGTATAAATTGGAGAACCGGCCACAGGACATGAAAGAGGCTGCCAAGGATTTTGAACGGTGGAGAGATAAGGTAAGAAGACAATACAGAAAACGAGGAGCAGAGTTGAAATGGATGTTGCATACCGAGATTGGAAGCCGGGGCGGCGTCCATCACCACCTGGTCATCAACAGGATTCCGGATGCAGATCTGATCATGCGCAAAGCATGGGAAAAGGGAGGCGTCCACATCGATCTGCTGTATGACGAGGGAGGCTTCCGGAAGCTGGCCGAGTATTTAAGTAAAACGCCGGATGAGGAGAACAAGATGAAAGAAAGCCGGTACTCCTGCAGCAAGAATTTAAAGATTCCAGTGGCGGAAGAAAAGGTTTACAAAAGAAAAACATGGAGTGACGAGCCGAAACCGCCAAAAGGCTATTATCTTGACAAAGAAACATACCATGAAGGAATCAATCCGGTAACAGGATACAAATACCGAAGATACATCCTGATCCGTTTGAACAGGAGAATTTGATATGAAAGAGGTAAATATTTACATAAGGACAAGCCTGACAGGTCCATGTATCAAAGATGGAAGATGGGTGGCAGCAATGGAATGTCAGACAAGCAAAGGACCGGCGGTCAAAGGAATTTGCGGGGAAGAGCAGGAGACGACCTATTATCGACTGGTACTGCTTGGAATCGTGAAATCCTTGAAAATACTAAATGCACCGTGTCATGTGACCCTGTATACGGACTGTATTTTTATCAAGAACATGATCGAAAACGGGAAGCCGGAGCAGTGGAAACGGGCGGAATGGAGAAAACCGTCTGGGGAAGAGGTGAAAAACCTGGAATTATGGCAGCAGTATCAGGAACTGGCAGAACGGCATGAAATAGCCGTCAGATTTAGTAAACATCACGATTACGTGGAAAATTTAGAGGGATTACTGGAGGAAAAACAGAATGTTTGATGTATTTGGAAATTTTGATTCCGTAGAAGAATTGAATGCATGTGCAAAAGGACTTTTGGAGGAGCAGGATCTGGAGCATTTAAAAGTACTGGCAGAGGAAAACGGGATTCCGGATGGAATCCGGGAAGTATATGAGCAGCATCTGTCGGAAGAACTGGTAGATTCAGTAAATGCGGCCATCGGAAAGCTGCAGGTTGAGTTAAAGGAGGAAACAGACGGGATGCCGGCAGGAGAGATCGTGTCGTATCTGTCTATGAGATGTTTTGAAAAAGAAATTCTGGCCAGAGGAGTAAGAAGAAAGAACCGGACACTCAAAGAATGTCTGCAGAATATCCGAAAAGAAGCGGAAAAAAGAGTCAAAGAAAGACGAGGGGCACAAATGGTGGCAATGCCGGATCTGGAAGTATTTGCCATGGCAGAAGAATACTATCTGGAGGCGGAAAAATGAGACGAGGAGAGTTATTAAAACTTCCAGAGTTAAAAGTAACGGAAACGATGCGAAAGATAGTCGGGGAAGATCAAGGACACAAGGTACTAAGATGCAGAAAAGTACCTGTGTGGAGTGCAACATATTATTGGTTTTATCGAGCAAAGAGGACAGGAACTGTTCTGGAGATTGCCATATTTACAAGAGATATGATTCAGGATGATATAACGTATCCGAAATACCGGGTATTCCTTTTGGAAGAAAACAAGTACTACACTTACGACAATCTGTGTGAGAAGTGGAGAACTGCAAAAATAGATAACTTAAGTTACATGGAGGGGTGGGGAGAGATACAAAAAGGATACTGGTACAGTGATCATAAAGTATGGATACGAGAAGAGGACCGAAAACGGATCACAGAATTTTGTCACAACGGGAAGGAAGAGCCACGTGCGGCAATCGCAAGATGGCAAAGCTATAGTAAAGACAGAAAAGAGATTGATGAAATTGATTCCGCGATGGCACTGGTGCCGGAACTGCCCAAAGATTTTGATGAGTTTGTAGACCGGGAAGTCCTTCCCCAGTATTTGTTTTATGATGCCGGAAGAAAGGTAACAAAAGGGTATTGCACACATTGTGGAAGAGAAGTAAAAATCCGGAATCCACACTATGGAGACGAGGGCGAATGTCCATCCTGCAGACATCCCATTACCTACCGAAGCCGAAAGAAAGGCGGAAATGTTCACGCAAGAGGATATGCAGGACTCTTGCAGAAAACAAAAGAGGGATATGTATACCGATATTTTGAGTGTTATCGGAAATTCAGGAATGGACAAAAGGGAGAAGGCGGGTACTGGGAGCTGATACGGATCACGTATGACCGGAATTTAAAAAAGATTCATGAATTTGAGTATGAACAGTATAAGCAGACAGACTGGGTTCGGTGGTGTTACAGAGACGGATGGAGATATTATAAAGCGGTAGAGCATGAAGCAATTCTTTATAACCGGAATCTCAAACAGATCTTAAAAGGAACACCGTTTCAGTATTCTGCAATGGAACGTTTTGTGAAACATGGGAAATATCGAGAAAGAATGTATTTGGATCAATATCTGAATGAATACCGGTATATGCCTGGAATCGAACAACTGGTAAAATGTGGATTTTACAAAATTGTCAAAGAAAAAATGCGGGGGTACAGCACAGGATACTTAAAGAAAGAAGAACGGTCTTGTAAAAAGATACTGGGGCTAAACGGGGAATACTACCAGCTGTTGGCTGGAAAGAATCCAAGCGTAAGGGAATATAACACCACTTATGAAATGCAGGAAAGAGGATTGCATCCAACATGGCAGCAGGTTCAGTTTTTTGCAAGGTTTCCGAGGAAATTTACCAGGTATATCCGGTATACCACCATTCACAAGATGGAACGGTACATCAAAGAAGTGTTAGGAGAAGATGAGAGACGAGCTGTGGACTATCACGATTATCTGAAGATGGCAGAGGAACTGGAATACAACATGAGAGAGTCGTGGATCTTATTTCCGAAGAATTTAGAACAGCGTCATGAAGAGGTGGTTGAAGAGAGCAGAGAACGGGAAATAAAAGCAAAAGAGGATTTGGACAATAAAAAAGACAAAAAGTACGAGAAATACAGAAAACGGGACAGCTATCTGGAAATGGAAACAGAACAATTTGTGTTGAGACTTCCGAAACGGATCCATGAAATCAGGCAAGAGGGAAATGCTATGCATCATTGTGTTGCCACATACATTGACCGGGTGGCCAAAGGTGAGACAACGATCCTCTTTCTGCGAAAGAAGCAGGATCCGGAGACACAGTTTTACACCATGGAGGTAAACAATGGGGTTATGATCCAGTGTCGGGCAAAATATAACAGAGCTATGACAGAGGAAGTCAAAGAATTTGTTGAGTTATTCAAAAGAAAGAAGTTGAAACGTACAGAAAGGAAAGCTGGATAGATGGAAGAATTACAGACAATCAGTACCCTGCAGGGGGTAGAAATTGCATTACGAAAAGAACTGGAACATATCGCAGAGGGATACATTAAAGTCGGATATCTCCTAAAAAAGACCAGAGACGCAGAGTTTTATAAAGAGAAGGGGTATGCGGATGTGTTTGAGTTTGCAAAAGAAACCTTCAATATTAGCAGGACGTGGGCGATACGGTTCATGCAGATAAACGATACATACAGTATCAACGGGAACAGTCCGGAAATTCAGGAAAGGTACCGGGGATATGGAAGCAGTAAGCTGTCTGAAATGCTGGCGCTGCCGGAAGAGGTTCGGGAAGTGGTACCAAGAGATGCAACGGTCCGGAAAATCCGGGAGGTAAAAGAAGTCATCCGGGAAACAGAAGATCGTTATTCACCGCAGATGAGCCTGTGCGACATCGCACCAGAAGAACACCAGGGAAGCTGGACGGAAACATTGGTGTATGAATTTTTCAAAGGAGAAGGAAAAGGCTGCTTTGAGAAAATGCATAAATGGATATGGGAAGACGAGCCAAAAGAGGAAAGTGTGATCAACAGGGAGATCATGGGAATTGTAGCTCCAACAAAATTCCGAATGTTTCGGATGCAATTTGCAAATGCACTATTCAGTGAATTTCAGATTCGGATCATGCCATACAACGGCAGGGGAGAACCAGAAGAGATCAGCTATCTGGAGTTGGCCAAAACATTTGAACAGACCTTTTATCCGGAAGGCAAGAAGACTTCTGATTCAGACGCCTATGAAAGAGTTTATCAGATGCCGCTGAGAGAAAAGAAAGAGAGGGAAGTCTTAAAGACGGAACCATTAAAGAAAAAGGCAGAACCTGCAAAAGCACAGGAAACTTTGGAAGAGCCAAAAGAAACAGAAGAACAGATTCCGGGACAGATGGAAGTGGAAGATTATCCGGAACTGATGCCGGATGCTCCGGTTATGAATCTTCCGGAAGAAGAAAAACAGGTACATGAGATCACAGAAGAGGTGGTCCAGGAAGGAGAAGTCATAGAAGACATCTTAAAATCCGGGGATCCGGAGAAAATCATCCAGCTTCTGAAGAAAGAATTTGCCTGGCCAAAAGGCGGATGGGACAACTGGAAAAAGAAAGTGATTACTTTATGAGTATCGATTATAGCGATATGAAATTTCCGAAGGCTAGAAAGAAGAAAAAGAGAATCCGTCATCCGGAAAGCATTTTGAACACAGAAAAGGGCGTGTGCTATCTCTGTGCGAATCTGTATGGAGACTATCGGCAGCAGTATACCGAGGAACATCATGTATTGTTTGGATCCGGGATGCGGACTCTATCGGAAGCGGAAGGATTGAAGGTATATTTGTGTGAGCCACATCATAAAAGCGGGAAAGAGGCGGTACATAATTGCAGAAAGACAAGAGAATTGCTTTGCAGGATTGCGCAGAGGGAATATGAAAAATCACACACAAGGAAAGACTGGATGAAGATCAGCAAGAGAAATTATCTGGATCAGGAGGAAGAGAGGGAAGAACCGGAATATTCAGAAGAAGGGCATCCGGGATTCCAATTTTTATAGCATCTCCGGTCAAGTGCCGTGAAGATACACAGCAGGTACGTCACAAAACCTGTCGTAAGCCATCACAGGATCTCCCGGATAACTCCGGGAGAGGAAAGGAGAAACATGTTCATTAAGACAAGCATATTTAAGAGAATATTGAAAGACGCATGGAAAGGCGGAGGCCTTACCGTAGGGAAGAAAGAAGAAATGTACTTCATACAGGGAGCCTATTGGCTTGTATTCGTATATGAAAAAGATTTTACAAACAAGAATAAGGCGGCGGTCATTGAACTTGTGGGAGAACTTCCGGAAGAGGGGGAGGTATACAAAGCCTATGAAAAAGGAGAAAAACAATACGAACTGGACGTAAGGGAGGAATGGGACTATAAAAAGTGGCTGTTCGCAAAAGACACGTATCACGATACCGGGATTAAATATAAAGAAATGGCGGTTTTACAGAATGTGGAGACCAAAGAAATGAGTTACATCCCAGAAAAGATCCTGGAACTTATTGCACCATCGGAAACGGGAGAATATGAAGATTATCCAACAGGACCCAAAGGTCTGGGATATTTTGTCTTGTGGGGAAATGAAACGGGGATGGTGTTAACTGTAAAAACGCCGGCAGATGAAGATAATACAGAAGGAAGAATCCTGAAAGCGCTGAGGGGGCTGGAAGTAGAGTAATATGGCAGGTAAATATAAGAAAGTATATGCAGTAGATTTTGATGGAACGCTTTGCAGAGGAACAAGATTTCCTAAAATAGGAACACCGAATTTCTATTTATTTGAATTTTTAAAGGAGAAACAAAAAGAAGGGAATATTATTATTCTGTGGACATGTAGAGAAGAGAATCTGCTGGAAGAAGCAGTTGAATTTTGCGAAAAATTTGGTCTGAGATTTGATTATATCAATGAAAACACGAAAGAAAATATCGAGAAATATGGAAATAACACAAGAAAAGTATTTGCGCATTATTATATCGATGATAAAAATATGACAATAAATGATCTGAAGGTGAAGACAGCAGGTCTGGATCCGGTTATTTGGGAGAGAGCCTGTCGTATATCGGCAGAGTACATGGTATAGGAGAAAAAAGATGGAAAATAATAAAGTGAAGATTACAGGGAAAATTATGAAAACACCAGAGTATGTATTGACAGCATCGGATGGAAGAAAAATTTATAGAACAAAAATGGAAGTTATGCGAACCAGTGGAAGTATAGATACGATACCGATCCAGGTGCCGGAAAATCTGGCATGGGAGATTTTGAGCTACACAGGAGGAAGGATTACAATCTACGGAGAATACAGATCATACAATGAAAAGGAGGGGGAAAGAAGACATTTGATATTGTATGTATTCGTACAAGGAATCAGTGAAGCAGGGGAAGAAGATGAAAATAAAGTGGAACTAATAGGGTATATCTGCAAACAGCCTGTATATCGGGAAACACCGCTTGGAAAAGAGATTACGGATGTTTTAATTGCAGTAAACAGGAAACATAAAAAAAGTGATTATCTTCCAGGAATTTGTTGGTATTCGGATGCAAGATTGGCAGCAGGACTTCAGATTGGAACAAAGATAAAGGTGACAGGAATGATACAGAGCAGAATTTATGTGAAAGGAGAAACGGAAAGAACTGCATATGAAGTATCCATCCGAGAAATGGAAGTGATTGAATAGTGGAAGGTTACGAAAAATACGAATCCAGGATACAGGAACTTTTATTTGATGGGATGGATGTACACGAAGCATGGGTATACATGAAAGTCATGTTTCAAATTGAGAAAAGTGAGATTTGTTTCCGGGCATATCTGGAAAGATCTGGGTTGATCCGGTTTGCCGGAGCGGGCAGCAGGAAGCAAGTAAAGGTACCAGATTTGTTGGAGACACGAAAAAAGATAGAGAAAAACAGAAGAAATATATCGAAGCCCTGTCAGTATCCGGATTGTTTCCGTTGCACATACCAAGACTGCACATGCAATGAAGGGCTTACAAAGAAAGTGAATGAAGATCTGGTTCGGGAATTGGGAAAGAGAGGGTGAAGAGTGATGATCATAATAATTAGTATATTGCTATATTGCACTATGGGAATTGGAACGGTATGTGCAATGAAAGGGGAAATCTGTCAGGATGCGCGATTAGAAAAGAAAAATTATATTGCTGCGATATTGTTTCCAGTGCTGCTGTATGTGATAGGAATTGACTGGATTGCAAGAAAAATAGTGAGGTAACATAAAAATGAGACGGTCATTAAGACATAGAAGAACGGAAAAAGAGATAAAACGTGATCAGGAAGATCATTTTGCGGATCTGGCTGAACATGAACCCACAGAGAATGCAAAAAAGTGGATGCAAAGAGGTGCGTACTCAGTAGAGGACTGCTTAAGAAAATGGGGAGTAGATACGAAAGGGAGTGTTGCCAGTGGACAAGAAAACTTTAAAAAAGTATAAGCCAAACAAAGATAGACTTATCCGGATTGAGGAACAAATACAAGAACTCTGCGAACGGGAGTCAACCGTGGTCATGGGAAAAGTAACTGGATCAAGCGCAGATTTTCCATACACGGAAGTACGGACATCTGTGCAAATGTATGATCCTTACGAGGAAGAGAATATAAGACGTCAGATCAGAAGAAAAGAAGCGGACAGGCTGCAGATCCTAAAAGAGCAAAGAGAGATTGAGGAATACATAAATGGGATTGGTGATCCGGAGATTAAGGAGATATTCGAATTATCGTTTATAGAGGGAAAGAAGCAGAGAGAGGTTGCAGATATAATATCCATTGATAGAAGTAGAATATCTCGAAAGGTTAGCACTTATTTAGAAAACGCACACAAAGCACAAAAATAATATGTTATAATTATTCTAGAACGATTGGAACTTTTGCAGTGTGTTATTACTCATACGAACTCGTTAAGTCTAGATGAAAAGCCGTCTCACAGTGTGAGGCGGCTTTTATTATTGATTATTATTGGAATTTGGAGTAGAATAAAATAAAAATGTACGGGGTGATAAAATGAACCGAAATGTGGTTGCTTTTTTAAATATGAAGGGTGGGGTATGTAAAACTTCATTGTGTAAGGAAATAGCGTTGTATTTATCAGAAAAGTACGAAAAAAAAGTATTAGTTATTGATGTTGACCCACAATCGAACTGTACACAGTCTTTTTTTGAAAGATACAATATATTAGGTAAACAAGTTTTAATTAAAGAAGATATAAACTTGCCATCCATTCAAAAGATATTTTTACCTAATATTGCAAAGTTAGAACCGGCAAAATTAAGTGAAATTATATTAAAATTAACAGATAGACTTCACATTGTTCCAGGAGAACTTCGCACGATTTTTATGGAAAGAGAAACTTCTAGTGGAGCATCAGAACAAAGATTGCTTAATTTTATGGAGGAACATGAGATAAAAAAAGATTATGATTATATTCTTATCGATTGTCCGCCGACATATTCTTTTTATACAATAGCTGCATTATTGGCAAGTGATTTATATTTGATACCAGTGATGCCAGATGCATATTCATTATTAGGCGTTAATTTATTGGAAGAAGTAATTTGCCATTTAAAAGGGAATTATCGAGCAAACTTCAGGACAAAGCCGTTAGATAATTTGGGAATAATATTCACAAAGATACCGAAAACACCAAAGGGTGGAATAAAAAATAATATAGATCAAATAAAAGAAGCATTATCAGATACATCAATCCAGTTTTTTGAAAATACATATATAAAAGCCGACAGAATTCCAACTTCAAAACTATCTACCTTTATTCTTGATAGACAAGATGAAGCATTAAAAAACAACATGGAGAATATTTGCAGAGAATTTATAAATAAGGTGGGGGAATATAATAATGAATAGGAATATTTGGTTAAAAAAGATTAATTATATAGAAAATTTAAAAGATGTTGATTTGATAAAATTTGAAAGTTATTCTGTTTTAATTAGTTTTATGCTATCAAAAGATGAGTTTAAAGTTAATTCCGATCTCAAAGATTTTATGAAGAATTTAGGAGTTGAATGTAAACCTTATTTATTAAAAAGCAGAACAGCAATGATTGCTAGAGCGGTTAGAATTTTTCAAAAGGCAGAAAATGAAGAAATTTTGTCATATATCAATGAAATAAAAGCGCGAATTCAAATTGGTGAAAATCAAAAAGAAAATATTACAATAAATAAAAAGACAAAAGAGAACTATATGAAAAAAATGCTAGATTTATATGGGAGAAAATAATGGAAGAATATCAAAAATTCCTTAATACATATTTTCCGCTTGCTGGTAATATTTCAGAAGCAAATCGAATATATAATTTAATTTGTGAAAATAATACAATGTCGAGTTTACTTTTGAAATATGCAGATTGTAATATTTATTTTTTAAACGAGGAAAAATGTATGTATTATGCCCGTTTTCGTGATGGTATAAATAAATTGTTAATTTATTTGCCGTTAAATGAGGGAATTGGTATATATGCGTGTATGAGATATTCTGTTGAGCAATTTTTGAAATTTGTTTATGGAATCTACTTTGATTACAATATAGCTAAAATTAATAGAACAAGCTATAGACATATCAAAGATGATATTCGAGATAATAACAATATAGCAAAACAGATAAAAGGCGAAATGTCAAAATTATATACATATTATGCAAAATATTCCAACGATATACATGATAAAAACTTGTTATATGAAGACGAATTGATTTTTTTAGGAAATATCTTAAAAAATGAAAATGGTTTTGCACAAGACATAGATAAAGATGTAAGTAATATTTTGATAATTACGTATACTATTTTAATTCAGATTTTTGATATTACATTTCAATGTTTTAGCGCTTCAGAAAGATTACAGTTAGCAAAACTAGAACTTGAAAAAAGAAAAAATAAAATACTTGAAATTTTACAATGCGATATAAATTAATAGCAATAATAAAGAAGATGCCCAGCACCAGGGCGTCTTTTCTAATACAAAAATATGGATACATAACTCAATCGGTCAGAGCGGCAGCCTTATAAGCTGTGTGTCACGGGTTCGATTCCCGTTGTCCGGATTGTGGACTACCGCAAGTTTCATCCTTGTGTTATAGAATCCAGTAAAGTTGCCAAGTTACATATTTCGTAAGCGCAAAATATTGCTACGCTACCCATGAATTACGCTTGCACCAAAATGATAGATGCAAGCGTTTTACTCTATTTTAGTTCTGACAGTTCGCTTTCGCAGTCTCACTCCATGGGGCAAGCTGCTCCAGCTGTGCATCTGACATTTTATCATTTGGTCGTTGTGATAAGAGATATGTCAGATATTTATAGGTATTCAGATCATTCGCTTTTGCCATCTCAACCATTGTATACACAATAGCACTAGCGGTGGCTCCTTTCGGACTGGCACTGAACAGCCAGTTCCTCCGGCCGACAGTGAATGGTCTGATTGCATTCTCGCTGAGATTGTTGGATAAACTGCAATGACCATCTTCCAGATAAGTCATCAGGGTGTCTTTCCGATTTTGGGCATAGTTCACCGCTTTCGCCAAACG